CGAACGTATGCTGATTTTGATGTGGGTGGGGGTTATACGCTGGTGTATCGTGATGTTAATCGCAATATAATTAGTAGTAATAGCCTTTTTCCTGCTCCTGGTGCGGGTGGTAATTATTATAGTATGCGACTCGATGTTCCTGATAATGCAGCAGTTTTGTCGGTTATATTGGAGCCTAGTTCGGGGAAGGTTCGTGTACATTTTTATGGCGCGTCTTTTCAGGGGGTGCCGCAGCCTTCTGAGGTTATTAACTCAGTGGGTGTGTTTAACGCGCTGATAAAAACTAGTAATATTTTGTTTGATTCGTTTAATCGATTTGCCAATGTTAATACTCGGATTGAAGGATTTAAAAGTGTTAATAGCGGCCGTATTTTTGATTCACAGAATGGGGTTACTAATCATCCAGTTTTGACTAATGCGGTTGACGATAGTTTTAATAAGTTTGAGCGCCTTTACAGTATGGAGCGGGCTGGGTTGATCGAGGCTGATTCGTTTAATTTGCGGGTATCGGTTTGGAGTGCGTCGGGTTGTACTGTAAAGATTCATTTTAGAACATCGACCGGTTCGGTTAGAGCGCTGGTTTCGACTAAAGTTGCATCGGCTGGATTTGTTGAATTGTCGTTTGATAATATTACTGTTTATTCAGATAGTCATTCATTGTCTGTTATTGTTGAAAACCCCTCTGGTGCTGCTGAATTAATTTCAAGTTTTGCGTCAAAGACGGGTGTTCCTTCTGATAATGAGATTCTACCGACTCCCTCTGAAATGGCGGAAGTTGTGGGTATTGTTACTAATAGTGGTGTTGCGGGTGGGAAGTTAGTTGTTGATAGCGTTCAACTGAACCCAGCCAATTTATATGTGAATTCTGCGTTCGAAGTATCACCAGGATTATGGGAATTTATTGCTCAGGGTCAGGTATACCGTGTACTGACATCGGCTCCTGATGTCGTTGTTTGTGTGCCTGTTTCTGGCAAAGTAACGTTGGTATTAGTTTCTGGCCAGTCGTTATCGGTTGGCGCGTCTTCTGGTAATACGATTGATCCGGCGGCAAGTATTACGGGCTTTACTGGCCGCATGTTGATGCCTGGTGGTTCTAAGTCTCAAGGGGTAGAAGACTGGCCGCTTACTACTAATAGTATTTCGGCGTTGGGGTACTTAAAGAATGATTCAAACCTTTCTTGTTCGCCAGGAACAAGCGCTATTTATCAAGCTCTTAGTCTTGGTATCGATGCGTCTTTCTTATTACTGTCTCACGGCATAAGCGGTAAGCAGATTGAATATTTACGTGATGGCAATTCTACGGCTAATGCGGCAATACAGCTGCAACGTGCTAAGTCGTTGATTGAATCTTATGGCTTGCAGGTTGATTCCCGTGTGCCAATGATTTGGAATCAGGGTGAAGCGGATGGTACGGATACTAATTACGCTGATGATTTGATTAGCTTGGTAGAGATGTATAAATCTATGATCGCGACCCACTTGGGTTCTGGTTATAGTCTGACGTTTTTGGTTGATCAAGTCTCTCGGTCTTACAGTAAAGCCCCTGCATTGGCTCAGTATCAAGTGTGTGATTCTCGTGATGATTGCATTATGGCGCTAACAAAAGCGCACATGCAGCTTAAATATAATATGAATGCAGAAACGGCAAATTCTGATGGCACTCATATGTCAAAACGTGGTTATTTCTTGATGGGTGCGTATTGGGGTAAAGCTATTTATGGCTTGCTTTCGCGCGGTGATTTTAATTCCCTTGATAAGCGCGCAATTACTATTGACGGCAATAAAATTCATGTTGATTTTATGGTTGCTGATAGTCGTTTGATTTTTGACTCTGCTATTGATGTTGCGAATCTTGGTTTTAGTTATGACGATAATTTAAGTAATACAATCTTGAGTGCCGAAATTGTCTCTCGCGATCGTGTGACTTTGACAATGAGTACTGATATTTCTTCTGCCAGTTTGCGTGTATTGGGGCTGGGTCGAAATGTGGAGGTGACTGGTAATTATACGGGTTCGCCATTGCGTACAAATAGTCAGTTATTCGTTCCTGAGTTGAGTGAAAATCTTCATGACTGGGCGCTTTGTTGGGAGGTTGGCATCTAATGTCCCAACTCCTAGAGACAGTCCATGCCTCAGTAACCGACGACATTCCACATCATACTCTTGAAATGCCGCATGCATCTTTCCCCAACGGCGTGATCCGTTGGGTTCAAGGGTTTAATGATGAAATCTTAGGTCTTGAAAGTGGCGAAATGGTGACGTTTGAGCAGATGCCTTTCGGAGTATCGCTGGCTGATCGTTCCATGCGCGGCAATCAAGATCTACAGTTTCAGTTAGATAATGTCACGGGTGAAGCGTTGGGTTTGATTCGCGCGGTATTGAAGTCGGGTGTGACATTGCCCGTTATTTACCGCCCGTATTTAGAAAGCAATAAAGCGGCACCGGCTCAGGTGGCTATTGAAATGACCGCGACCAGTTTTACAGCTGATATGCAGTCGGTCAATATTATTGCTGACTTCCACGACTTCGTTAATAAGCTATGGCCAGTTTTGCGTTATACGCCCACGCTTGCGCCTGGTCTTAAATTCGCTGCCTAGTAAGATCATCCAGCAACTCTTTTTCAAAAGAATCTTATGAATTCATCACCCGATTTATCTCAGTACGAATCTGTTCCGTACGTCGATGGCGGCCGATCTGTGTCTGCTGATCCTAAGTCGGGCGGTTTGGATTGCTTTGGTCTTGTTCGCCACGCGCTGCATTATCAGTTCGGAGGACCGTTATTGGAAAGTTTTTGCGGTATTTTTCGCTCTGATGAATCGCGAATGACGAGTGAATTTGATTCTTTTGTGAAAGAGGGTGTGGGTTCATTTGAATTGTGTTCGCCGCAAGCGGGGGCTCTTGCTTGCTGTTTTCATCGTACTGCGTGTGGTGATGTATTTCATCATATTGGTATCTGTGTCGATGCGACGAATGTGATGCATACGTCATCAAAATACGGCTATTCGGTGTTGCCAGTTCGGGTGTTTAAACGCCTGTCGAGCAAGGTTGAATTTTATAAATATGCGAAATCAATATGAAAAACTTAGAGAGAATTATGTCTACTGATGCTCCTGTCGATTCTAGTGTTGAATTGCGTATTTATCCGAATCAATTTAAGCATGATGATTTTGAGAAAGTTAATTGCGCTGCGGGTATTACGTTGCACGATTATTTGATCGGTAATGTTCCGTCATATCATGAGCGACCCGTACCATTGTTTTCGGTGTTATTGAATGATAAGCCATTGCCGTTCGATCAATGGAAATTAACGCGTTTTGCTGCAGGTGACTTGGTAGAGTGCATGATCGAGCCGAAAGATCCTGCAACGGCCGTGATGATTGTGATCGCTGTGGCCTCGGCTGCTTATGCTATTCACATGGCTAACCAGCCGCTACCAGATACGTATAACAATACCTCGCCTAATGGTTCATCTATTTATGATGTGAACGCACAGGGTAACAAACCGCGATTGATGGGGACGGTTCCGGTGTTGTTGGGGCATCATAAAATCTATGCAGATTATTTGAATCTTCCGCGAACGGTTTATAGAAATAATAAAAAAATACTCTATGCCATGTTGTCGTGTGGTGTAGGCGAAATGGAAATATTGCCTGAAAATATCTTGATTGGTGATACGCAGGTTTTAAAGTTTGGGGCGGATGTGACGTATCAAATATTCCAACCGGGTGCGAATGTATCTGGCCATGAAGCGCACTTGAATGAATATCGTTCTGTTGAAGTTGGCAGCAGCACGGGAACCAGTGGTTTAGAGTTGCAGGGTTCAGAGTTCGCGCTCGACTGGATTGTTCAGTACAACAGTTATTACTATGATGCGGCTGTTCAGGGGGATTCCAAAGCTCTCAGAATATATCGTTCGGTGTATGGTGCAGATGGCTTGTTGTATTCTCGTTATCCGTTCGACTGGCAGAAGGTGTATATAGGTAAAACAGGCAATAACTTAGTCAGCGTACCGCTCGAATTTTTTGATGCTAATAATAATTCGATCGGGGTTTTTCAGGTTGCGTCTAATGTATCTGTATCCGAGTCGGTTTTTGAAAAGCTTAATGATGATTTTACCGTGGACGCAACGTGGACAGGTTTTACGTCGGGTGGTCAGTTTCGGTATCGAGTTCTGAATATAGAGGATGATATTGATCTTGTCGGTCCATTCTCGGCGGTGCCGTTTGGTGAAACTACGGATAAGTTAATTTTAGATTTTCGATTAAATAACGGATTAGCACGGCTGAATAACGATGGTGATGTGGGTTCGAATTCAGTAAAAATCGAACTGCAATGGCGCGTTAACGAAGGCGCGGTATGGCAAAAGCGTGTTGAGACTTTTACGGCCGCAACTCGAGACCAGTTGGCCTACACATTAGAAATCGCAGTTCCGGCTGGGTCAAAACCCGATGTGCGTATTCGTCGATTAACTGCGAATGCAGATGATATTTTAATTAAAGATAAAATTGAATGGGTGTCTTTGCGTTCGTCTTTAAAATCAGCCACGTCTTATCCTGGTATTACAACGATCGCATTCGAGATTACGGGTACTGATGAGTTAGCGAATGCTGCTGAAAATAAAATAGGTTTAGTGCCAACGCGTAAGCTGAAAAAATTCAACGGTGCTGGGGCTATGGTCGATCATGGTCCAACCAGATCCATAAGCTCTGCCCTGTATGAGATCGCAACTGAGTTAGGCCATGAAATAGACATGGACGATCTGTGGCGATTGCATCAAGTTTGGGAAGCGCGCGGTGATAACTTTGATGCTGTTTATGACAATGCAACAACGTCTTGGAAAGCCATGCAGCAAGTATTGGCCGTTGGCTTCGCTGAGCCTACGCTTGATTTTGGTAAAATCATTCCCGTACGAGATGAAAAACGCACCTTCCTTGATTATCAATATCAGCCAGATAATATCCTACCGAATAGCTGGAAGATGGATGGCTCGTTTGTCGATGCCAGCGAAAATGACGGTATTGAAGTTGAGTATTTTTCAGATAAAACGTGGAAGTCAGATACCGTGATGTGTTTGTTACCCGGTGACGCGGGTGATAATCCTGAGAAAGTTCGTGCGTTTGGTATTACAGGTAAAGAGCAAGCGTATCGTTTTGGTATGCGAAAGCGGGCGACTCAAAAGCATAGACGTATTCGTCATCAGTTCAGTACTGAGATGGATGCGCTGAATTCACGCTATATGTCACACGATGCACTCGGTATTGATATGCCTGGCTATTCGCAGACGGGGCGGGTAGAAGCGATTAGCGGTCGAGAGATTACGCTAAATCAAGATTTAGACTGGGCTGAAGGCGGTGTTTATTACATTGGCATCCGTAAGCCGACGGGCAAGGTCTCAGGGCCTTATCAGTGCACACCAGGTACTGCGTCTGATAGTGTTGTGATTAATGCGGATCTCGATTTTGTGCCGGTGTTTAATGGCGCCCATGAGCCGCCTTATTTTATGTTCGGTAAGGCTGATGAGTGGTGTATTCCGGTGTTGGTTACGGATATTAAACCGACGGGTACCGATAGCGTGAAAGTGACTGCGTTTGAGTATTCTGACGATGTGTATTTGTACGATGATGCGGTATCGCCTGCGTGATAGATTTGCGCAGTGGTGCTGTTTTGGTTACTGTTGCGGAAATTATCAAGGAGTGAGTGAAGTGAAGACTATTTTGTTAGCGGTTGTGTTTAGTGTGTTGACGGGTTGTGCCGGTTACGCCGTTGTTCCAGAAGCTGATCGTGGTTATGAGCTGGTTGTGGATCTGAAAGGGAAGGCTAAGGTCGATGTTTTCGATACTGCGAAGGAATGGTTTGGATTTACGTTTAGAAGTTCTCAGGACGTTATTCAGCAAGCCAATCCGCGTACGGGTCGAATCATAGCGAAGGCGGTTAGTATTGTTAATGTAGAGGGCGGGCTGATACCAGTTCCCGTGAATTTTCGTTATCAGGTTGTAGTTGATGCTAAAGATGGTAAAGCGCGGATTAAGTTCGGGCAGTATTCCTATGCTGATTACGGTACCGTTCCTGAGATTGCGCAGCACGTTAATCCGCTGAATGCGGAAATGAAAGAGCTTGCTGAGAGTTTTTCTGCGCACATGAAAGATGAGACGGATAGCGTAGCGAATGATGATTGGTAGTTAGCGATCGGAAGTTAAGAAAGGCCCCTGCAGAGATGCAGGGGCCTTTTTTTGTGGGTGGCGTTTAGTACTTACCTTTGAAGTCGGGTTTCTCGTTTAGTTTTATATCACCGTTGCCAGCCCCGTATTTTTTGAATAGGTCCACTAGCGCTTCTGCAATTAGGCGGTTAGCTGTTCGTTTCACGCCAGTTCCAGCTGGATCGATAGTGTCTTTTAGATAGTTTAGATCCTGCTTCATTACGCGCGGCAGTTGTGTTTCAAGCCTTGCCATGGATTGTCCATGAAAGAACCGCTCAATAGATTCTTGTATTTTTTTCTCGGCATCAATCGCTTCATTGGTGTTGGTTAACGTGTCATTTTCTGGGCGATTACGTGGTCGATTAAATTCCGCAGCCATTATTTGATCTCCGCACAAATTTCTTCGATTTCTTTAGATAGCATTTTTATTTCGTGGCGAGCCTTGTCGTGCTCATCCAGATTCATGATCGTTCCGCCTTTTTCGAATGTGTCTTGGTAGGCGATTCGTTGTGATGTATGGCGATTCATTGTTGGTAGCCCATAACCTGTTTCTAGGTCGCTAGCAATGGTTCGAGATATTTTACTGCCAGTTAGTACCATTGTCGGCAAGAAGTAGCATAGCGGCTTTTGCTGATCCCGCATGTCGTGAATCTCATGGATATATTGAACTGTGGAATCAGTCGACCATATATCGGCTTGAGTTGGCTTTAGCGGGATAATTACCAGGTCACTGGCTTTGATTGCAGCGATCGTTAGTTTGCTGGCTGTTGGTGATCCATCAATGATGATGTAGTCGTTCGCCATTTTTGCAGCACCCAATTCTTTCTGGACGTTAACCCCCATGCTGCTCACACGAAAGTTAATATCTTCAGGAGAGGCATGCTCACCACGCGTCTCAGCCCAGTCGATGGCCGTTCCTTGTGGATCTAGGTTAATTAGCTCAACTCGATGGCCTTGGCTTGCCAGCATGGCTGCTACGTTGATTGAGCAAGTGGTTTTACCGCACCCGCCTTTCTGATTTAGGAAAGCAATTACTTTGGCAGTCATGTCGACCCCCTCCTTGTTTTTAAAGTTCGCCACTATAAAACCATTAAATACGCGTAAACGCAAACGCGTATTTGATTATATTTATATCTATATTTCCGGTTGCCGCTTTGTTCTTTCGTAAGCTATTGAAATTATTGAATAAAATCATATGACGGAATTCATGCGTTTTTATATTGCCTGATGATTGTTGGTGGATTACCTGAGCCTCTAGGTTGTAAATCCATTTTTATCATCGCTGCTCGGTGGTGGTGATAGTCGTTCGCGGATTACTGAATAAATATACATATAGTAGACCTAGTATAATAACAAACTAGGTCTAAATAGTACATATATAGCTAGGTCTAAAACATACATACAGCTTTTCGTCATAGTATACGTATACTATGACGAAAAGCTGTATGTATGTTTTAGACCTAGCTATATATGTACTATTTAGACCTAGTTTGTTATTATACTAGGTCTACTATATGTATATTTATTCAGTAATCCGCGAACGACTATCACCACCACCGAGCAGCGATGATAAAAATGGATTTACAACCTAGAGGCTCAGGTAATCCACCAACAATCATCAGGCAATATAAAAACGCATGAATTCCGTCATATGATTTTATTCAATAATTTCAATAGCTTACGAAAGAACAAAGCGGCAACCGGAAATATAGATATAAATATAATCAAATACGCGTTTGCGTTTACGCGTATTTAATGGTTTTATAGTGGCGAACTTTAAAAACAAGGAGGGGGTCGACATGACTGCCAAAGTAATTGCTTTCCTAAATCAGAAAGGCGGGTGCGGTAAAACCACTTGCTCAATCAACGTAGCAGCCATGCTGGCAAGCCAAGGCCATCGAGTTGAGCTAATTAACCTAGATCCACAAGGAACGGCCATCGACTGGGCTGAGACGCGTGGTGAGCATGCCTCTCCTGAAGATATTAACTTTCGTGTGAGCAGCATGGGGGTTAACGTCCAGAAAGAATTGGGTGCTGCAAAAATGGCGAACGACTACATCATCATTGATGGATCACCAACAGCCAGCAAACTAACGATCGCTGCAATCAAAGCCAGTGACCTGGTAATTATCCCGCTAAAGCCAACTCAAGCCGATATATGGTCGACTGATTCCACAGTTCAATATATCCATGAGATTCACGACATGCGGGATCAGCAAAAGCCGCTATGCTACTTCTTGCCGACAATGGTACTAACTGGCAGTAAAATATCTCGAACCATTGCTAGCGACCTAGAAACAGGTTATGGGCTACCAACAATGAATCGCCATACATCACAACGAATCGCCTACCAAGACACATTCGAAAAAGGCGGAACGATCATGAATCTGGATGAGCACGACAAGGCTCGCCACGAAATAAAAATGCTATCTAAAGAAATCGAAGAAATTTGTGCGGAGATCAAATAATGGCTGCGGAATTTAATCGACCACGTAATCGCCCAGAAAATGACACGTTAACCAACACCAATGAAGCGATTGATGCCGAGAAAAAAATACAAGAATCTATTGAGCGGTTCTTTCATGGACAATCCATGGCAAGGCTTGAAACACAACTGCCGCGCGTAATGAAGCAGGATCTAAACTATCTAAAAGACACTATCGATCCAGCTGGAACTGGCGTGAAACGAACAGCTAACCGCCTAATTGCAGAAGCGCTAGTGGACCTATTCAAAAAATACGGGGCTGGCAACGGTGATATAAAACTAAACGAGAAACCCGACTTCAAAGGTAAGTACTAAACGCCACCCACAAAAAAAGGCCCCTGCATCTCTGCAGGGGCCTTTCTTAACTTCCGATCGCTAACTACCAATCATCATTCGCTACGCTATCCGTCTCATCTTTCATGTGCGCAGAAAAACTCTCAGCAAGCTCTTTCATTTCCGCATTCAGCGGATTAACGTGCTGCGCAATCTCAGGAACGGTACCGTAATCAGCATAGGAATACTGCCCGAACTTAATCCGCGCTTTACCATCTTTAGCATCAACTACAACCTGATAACGAAAATTCACGGGAACTGGTATCAGCCCGCCCTCTACATTAACAATACTAACCGCCTTCGCTATGATTCGACCCGTACGCGGATTGGCTTGCTGAATAACGTCCTGAGAACTTCTAAACGTAAATCCAAACCATTCCTTCGCAGTATCGAAAACATCGACCTTAGCCTTCCCTTTCAGATCCACAACCAGCTCATAACCACGATCAGCTTCTGGAACAACGGCGTAACCGGCACAACCCGTCAACACACTAAACACAACCGCTAACAAAATAGTCTTCACTTCACTCACTCCTTGATAATTTCCGCAACAGTAACCAAAACAGCACCACTGCGCAAATCTATCACGCAGGCGATACCGCATCATCGTACAAATACACATCGTCAGAATACTCAAACGCAGTCACTTTCACGCTATCGGTACCCGTCGGTTTAATATCCGTAACCAACACCGGAATACACCACTCATCAGCCTTACCGAACATAAAATAAGGCGGCTCATGGGCGCCATTAAACACCGGCACAAAATCGAGATCCGCATTAATCACAACACTATCAGACGCAGTACCTGGTGTGCACTGATAAGGCCCTGAGACCTTGCCCGTCGGCTTACGGATGCCAATGTAATAAACACCGCCTTCAGCCCAGTCTAAATCTTGATTTAGCGTAATCTCTCGACCGCTAATCGCTTCTACCCGCCCCGTCTGCGAATAGCCAGGCATATCAATACCGAGTGCATCGTGTGACATATAGCGTGAATTCAGCGCATCCATCTCAGTACTGAACTGATGACGAATACGTCTATGCTTTTGAGTCGCCCGCTTTCGCATACCAAAACGATACGCTTGCTCTTTACCTGTAATACCAAACGCACGAACTTTCTCAGGATTATCACCCGCGTCACCGGGTAACAAACACATCACGGTATCTGACTTCCACGTTTTATCTGAAAAATACTCAACTTCAATACCGTCATTTTCGCTGGCATCGACAAACGAGCCATCCATCTTCCAGCTATTCGGTAGGATATTATCTGGCTGATATTGATAATCAAGGAAGGTGCGTTTTTCATCTCGTACGGGAATGATTTTACCAAAATCAAGCGTAGGCTCAGCGAAGCCAACGGCCAATACTTGCTGCATGGCTTTCCAAGACGTTGTTGCATTGTCATAAACAGCATCAAAGTTATCACCGCGCGCTTCCCAAACTTGATGCAATCGCCACAGATCGTCCATGTCTATTTCATGGCCTAACTCAGTTGCGATCTCATACAGGGCAGAGCTTATGGATCTGGTTGGACCATGATCGACCATAGCCCCAGCACCGTTGAATTTTTTCAGCTTACGCGTTGGCACTAAACCTATTTTATTTTCAGCAGCATTCGCTAACTCATCAGTACCCGTAATCTCGAATGCGATCGTTGTAATACCAGGATAAGACGTGGCTGATTTTAAAGACGAACGCAAAGACACCCATTCAATTTTATCTTTAATTAAAATATCATCTGCATTCGCAGTTAATCGACGAATACGCACATCGGGTTTTGACCCAGCCGGAACTGCGATTTCTAATGTGTAGGCCAACTGGTCTCGAGTTGCGGCCGTAAAAGTCTCAACACGCTTTTGCCATACCGCGCCTTCGTTAACGCGCCATTGCAGTTCGATTTTTACTGAATTCGAACCCACATCACCATCGTTATTCAGCCGTGCTAATCCGTTATTTAATCGAAAATCTAAAATTAACTTATCCGTAGTTTCACCAAACGGCACCGCCGAGAATGGACCGACAAGATCAATATCATCCTCTATATTCAGAACTCGATACCGAAACTGACCACCCGACGTAAAACCTGTCCACGTTGCGTCCACGGTAAAATCATCATTAAGCTTTTCAAAAACCGACTCGGATACAGATACATTAGACGCAACCTGAAAAACCCCGATCGAATTATTATTAGCATCAAAAAATTCGAGCGGTACGCTGACTAAGTTATTGCCTGTTTTACCTATATACACCTTCTGCCAGTCGAACGGATAACGAGAATACAACAAGCCATCTGCACCATACACCGAACGATATATTCTGAGAGCTTTGGAATCCCCCTGAACAGCCGCATCATAGTAATAACTGTTGTACTGAACAATCCAGTCGAGCGCGAACTCTGAACCCTGCAACTCTAAACCACTGGTTCCCGTGCTGCTGCCAACTTCAACAGAACGATATTCATTCAAGTGCGCTTCATGGCCAGATACATTCGCACCCGGTTGGAATATTTGATACGTCACATCCGCCCCAAACTTTAAAACCTGCGTATCACCAATCAAGATATTTTCAGGCAATATTTCCATTTCGCCTACACCACACGACAACATGGCATAGAGTATTTTTTTATTATTTCTATAAACCGTTCGCGGAAGATTCAAATAATCTGCATAGATTTTATGATGCCCCAACAACACCGGAACCGTCCCCATCAATCGCGGTTTGTTACCCTGTGCGTTCACATCATAAATAGATGAACCATTAGGCGAGGTATTGTTATACGTATCTGGTAGCGGCTGGTTAGCCATGTGAATAGCATAAGCAGCCGAGGCCACAGCGATCACAATCATCACGGCCGTTGCAGGATCTTTCGGCTCGATCATGCACTCTACCAAGTCACCTGCAGCAAAACGCGTTAATTTCCATTGATCGAACGGCAATGGCTTATCATTCAATAACACCGAAAACAATGGTACGGGTCGCTCATGATATGACGGAACATTACCGATCAAATAATCGTGCAACGTAATACCCGCAGCGCAATTAACTTTCTCAAAATCATCATGCTTAAATTGATTCGGATAAATACGCAATTCAACACTAGAATCGACAGGAGCATCAGTAGACATAATTCTCTCTAAGTTTTTCATATTGATTTCGCATATTTATAAAATTCAACCTTGCTCGACAGGCGTTTAAACACCCGAACTGGCAACACCGAATAGCCGTATTTTGATGACGTATGCATCACATTCGTCGCATCGACACAGATACCAATATGATGAAATACATCACCACACGCAGTACGATGAAAACAGCAAGCAAGAGCCCCCGCTTGCGGCGAACACAATTCAAATGAACCCACACCCTCTTTCACAAAAGAATCAAATTCACTCGTCATTCGCGATTCATCAGAGCGAAAAATACCGCAAAAACTTTCCAATAACGGTCCTCCGAACTGATAATGCAGCGCGTGGCGAACAAGACCAAAGCAATCCAAACCGCCCGACTTAGGATCAGCAGACACAGATCGGCCGCCATCGACGTACGGAACAGATTCGTACTGAGATAAATCGGGTGATGAATTCATAAGATTCTTTTGAAAAAGAGTTGCTGGATGATCTTACTAGGCAGCGAATTTAAGACCAGGCGCAAGCGTGGGCGTATAACGCAAAACTGGCCATAGCTTATTAACGAAGTCGTGGAAGTCAGCAATAATATTGACCGACTGCATATCAGCTGTAAAACTGGTCGCGGTCATTTCAATAGCCACCTGAGCCGGTGCCGCTTTATTGCTTTCTAAATACGGGCGGTAAATAACGGGCAATGTCACACCCGACTTCAATACCGCGCGAATCAAACCCAACGCTTCACCCGTGACATTATCTAACTGAAACTGTAGATCTTGATTGCCGCGCATGGAACGATCAGCCAGCGATACTCCGAAAGGCATCTGCTCAAACGTCACCATTTCGCCACTTTCAAGACCTAAGATTTCATCATTAAACCCTTGAACCCAACGGATCACGCCGTTGGGGAAAGATGCATGCGGCATTTCAAGAGTATGATGTGGAATGTCGTCGGTTACTGAGGCATGGACTGTCTCTAGGAGTTGGGACATTAGATGCCAACCTCCCAACAAAGCGCCCAGTCATGAAGATTTTCACTCAACTCAGGAACGAATAACTGACTATTTGTACGCAATGGCGAACCCGTATAATTACCAGTCACCTCCACATTTCGACCCAGCCCCAATACACGCAAACTGGCAGAAGAAATATCAGTACTCATTGTCAAAGTCACACGATCGCGAGAGACAATTTCGGCACTCAAGATTGTATTACTTAAATTATCGTCATAACTAAAACCAAGATTCGCAACATCAATAGCAGAGTCAAAAATCAAACGACTATCAGCAACCATAAAATCAACATGAATTTTATTGCCGTCAATAGTAATTGCGCGCTTATCAAGGGAATTAAAATCACCGCGCGAAAGCAAGCCATAAATAGCTTTACCCCAATACGCACCCATCAAGAAATAACCACGTTTTGACATATGAGTGCCATCAGAATTTGCCGTTTCTGCATTCATATTATATTTAAGCTGCATGTGCGCTTTTGTTAGCGCCATAATGCAATCATCACGAGAATCACACACTTGATACTGAGCCAATGCAGGGGCTTTACTGTAAGACCGAGAGACTTGATCAACCAAAAACGTCAGACTATAACCAGAACCCAAGTGGGTCGCGATCATAGATTTATACATCTCTACCAAGCTAATCAAATCATCAGCGTAATTAGTATCCGTACCATCCGCTTCACCCTGATTCCAAATCATTGGCACACGGGAATCAACCTGCAAGCCATAAGATTCAATCAACGACTTAGCACGTTGCAGCTGTATTGCCGCATTAGCCGTAGAATTGCCATCACGTAAATATTCAATCTGCTTACCGCTTATGCCGTGAGACAGTAATAAGAAAGACGCATCGATACCAAGACTAAGAGCTTGATAAATAGCGCTTGTTCCTGGCGAACAAGAAAGGTTTGAATCATTCTTTAAGTACCCCAACGCCGAAATACTATTAGTAGTAAGCGGCCAGTCTTCTACCCCTTGAGACTTAGAACCACCAGGCATCAACATGCGGCCAGTAAAGCCCGTAATACTTGCCGCCGGATCAATCGTATTACCAGAAGACGCGCCAACCGATAACGACTGGCCAGAAACTAATACCAACGTTACTTTGCCAGAAACAGGCACACAAACAACGACATCAGGAGCCGATGTCAGTACACGGTATACCTGACCCTGAGCAATAAATTCCCATAATCCTGGTGATACTTCGAACGCAGAATTCACATATAAATTGGCTGGGTTCAGTTGAACGCTATCAACAACTAACTTCCCACCCGCAACACCACTATTAGTAACAATACCCACAACTTCCGCCATTTCAGAGGGAGTCGGTAGAATCTCATTATCAGAAGGAACACCCGTCTTTGACGCAAAACTTGAAATTAATTCAGCAGCACCAGAGGGGTTTTCAACAATAACAGACAATGAATGACTATCTGAATAAACAGTAATATTATCAAACGACAATTCAACAAATCCAGCCGATGCAACTTTAGTCGAAACCAGCGCTCTAACCGAACCGGTCGATGTTCTAAAATGAATCTTTACAGTACAACCCGACGCACTCCAAACCGATACCCGCAAATTAAACGAATCAGCCTCGATCAACCCAGCCCGCTCCATACTGTAAAGGCGCTCAAACTTATTAAAACTATCGTCAACCGCATTAGTCAAAACTGGATGATTAGTAACCCCATTCTGTGAATCAAAAATACGGCCGCTATTAACACTTTTAAATCCTTCAATCCGAGTATTAACATTGGCAAATCGATTAAACGAATCAAACAAAATATTACTAGTTTTTATCAGCGCGTTAAACACACCCACTGAGTTAATAACCTCAGAAGGCTGCGGCACCCCCTGAAAAGACGCGCCATAAAAATGTACACGAACCTTCCCCGAACTAGGCTCCAATATAACCGACAAAACTGCTGCATTATCAGGAACATCGAGTCGCATACTATAATAATTACCACCCGCACCAGGAGCAGGAAAAAGGCTATTACTACTAATTATATTGCGATTAACATCACGATACACCAGCGTATAACCCCCACCCACATCAAAATCAGCATACGTTCG